GTAATGACACGAGGCGTCTCCAAGCATGGCTCCGCATGCACCGTATCACCCAGATCGAACTCGAACGTCACCCGGACCTTCATTCCAAGCAAAACTAGTGCGGAACGTACCTTGATTTGGTGACGCGGAAAGTTATTCACAATCGCGCAAGCCATCATAAAAGCCTGAAAAACGCAGCAGATTCTTCTGTTTGTCGCCGTGCCTCGCGAGCACTATCGTGCGCGCTTCTGGAGGAGCCCCACATGGCAACAGTGCAAGAAGACGGTGGCCTGAGCGAAGCAGAAAAGCGCCGCATACACGCGGAAGAGCGTGAGAGAATTTTCGCGAAGGCCAAACTGATGCAGGAGGTCGCGGAATCTCAAATGGATGCCGCGCGGGCTTCGAGAAAGTCGCGCGTTCGCGTGTATCTCTACGGATTCTGGGGCTTGGTAGTTCTGCTTCTGGTGGTGTTTGCCATCAGCAGCCGCTAGCCCAGCAGCCGCTTCACCTGGTCCGCTACCGTGCCGGCCACACCACCGATCGCTTCGATCGCAGTGGCGACGCTGCCGCCTTCGCCCGTCACTGGCTGCCACCGTGCGAGCGGGCAGGTGGCGCCGGCCAGCGTCAGCTTCACGGACAGCGCTGCGCGCTTGCTGGTGCATCCGCACTTGGTGCAGAAGCCCACGCCGCCCGGGTCTGCCTTGCCTTCCATCTCGTCGGCGCGGCCGTCGCACGCTCGGCAAATGGCCGCACGCTCGGCCTGCACTTGGACGCTCGCCGGGCCTTGCGCCGCGTGCCGCGCCTCAGCAGCCAGGTACGCCTTCGCGCGATCCATGAAGCCGTAGGTGATGCTGGTGCCGATGGGCTGCTCGCCTCGCACCACGCGGTGCGGGCACTGCCCACAGACGCCGAGGCTCGGCCGGCCGCCGTAGTGACCCGCGGCGCAGCAGCCGCCGCCCAGCACCTTGCACTCGCTCCAGTGGTCGCAGTCGATCATGCGATGGTGATGTCGTTGACGATGATTCCGACGCTCGGCGAATAGCATCCGTCGCAGCCCGGCGCATTCACTCCACAGACTTCATGCGGCATGCCGGCGCAGTCCTCGTAGGTGCCGAGAGGCGATGTGCCTGCCGCCTTGCAGTACGCCGTGTCCACCGTTTGAGAACTGGAGATGCAAGGCGCGCCGTGAATCCACCAAGAACAAGGGCTGCACGCATTGCTTGCGGCCTGCTCAGCGGGGTACAACGGGTTGCCCCCGAGAACAAACACAATCCGCGCGCTCCACAGGTCGCACAGGGTGTAGGGGTCGGAATTGAAACCGACGCCGTTCGTGCCGATGCCGATGTTTGAGATGCCGATCAGAATGTCACCCGGCGAGCCGGTTGAGCATGAGTCAAAACTGTCGTACGGCATGTCACAGAGGACGTTCGGGCTGCAGCCTCCGGCGGTCGTGGTTCCAGCGCTGAAGCTGTATTTCTGGCACAAACATGCTCCGACCTCGCATGTGGCGGACGCATTCAGAACAGCCACGGCAGTCAGCACAGCGGTGGTGCCCTGGCAGCCCGTTACGGTCACGGTGACAGTAACGGAGGACGGCAGGGTCGTCCCGCTCGGGCACGAGCATGCACCACTGCAGCAGCAGCCCGCCTGCATCATGCTCACGGGTCAGTCCTTCTTGCCCGGAATCCACGAAGCGATGCGGGTCACGCTCACGAGGTGGCCGGCGATGTAGCCGATGGCGAGCATGGCGATGGCGGCCCAGGTCGAACCGACGAGGCTTTCAATGGTGGCGAGGATGATCATGTGCGCTTCTCCTGCTGCGCGCGAAATGCGACATCGAAGAGCGGGTCGGCGGCGCGCTTGGCGCTGATCCACTCGCGTACGTTCTCAGTCTTGGCCGGGTCAAGGGTGGCCGCAGCCAGGGCGGCCTCGGTGCGCGCGGCGCGCGGGATCAGGCCCACAGCGGCCCGTAGCGCCTGCCCGATGCCCGTCTGCCACAGCAGCACCACGGCGGCCACCACGATCACCGCAGCGAAGCCCCAGCCCATCAAAATCGCCCAGTAAGGCGTCTGGTCTTCGACGCCGGGCAGCGCCTCGTGGATCGACGCAGCTGCGTGCTCGATCTTCTGGGCCTCGATCACGATGGTCGCGGCGTCGGCCACCACGTCGGGCTGCGTTGAGACGCTGCCGATGTGGGTGGCGAGCCGGGCGATGGTGCCCGCCCGGGCTTGCGCGTCGGTCGCCGAGACGGCGATCTGCCGGCTGGGGCTGCAGGCCGCCAGGGCGACGAGGAGCAGGAACAGCAGCGACCTGATCACCGCCGCCCCTCCAGACGGTCCAGACGGTTCGCGACCTGCTGCAGCGACTCCCCGTGCTTCTGGTCGTTCGCGGCGCCCAGCACCTGCGACTTCACAAGGTCGCCCACGATGCTGCGCAGCTCGGTCAGGTCGCGGTCCTGTCGGTCGAGGATCGCGTCCTTGCGGCCGAGCGTGATGAACACGCCGGCGACGCCGATCACAAGGACGAAGAGCTGCATGACGCTTATAGCAGTCGCCAGTTGCGGGTGGGTCTGGTGCCTCGGGCCGATAGGGGTGGGGCTCACGAGCATGTTCCTGTCACGGCGTTGGGGACGGAGAAGAAGAACAGCGGCTCACCGTTGTCGCGCGAGAGCGCGTACATGAGCACCACCGTGTTCGTGGCGATCTCCTTGAAGGTAAAGCCGTTCGGGATGTTCGCGGTCGTGATGCCGGGCCCGAGCGTGGTGGTGGCACCGATCATCTGCACGCCCTCGCAGCCGTTGAACGCCTTGCCCTTCGTGCCTGCGAGTGTGCTGGTGCGGCGGTAAGCCTTCGCCGTCTCGTAGGTGCCACCCGTGTTGAGGCTCACCTCTTCCCAGTCGTAGGTCCATGCGACAGGGCGCGCGGAAGGGTTTCCGCCGTATACGGCCGTTTTGCCAGAGACGGGTGTCGAGCCCGTGATGCGGGCGAGAAAGATCATCGGCGCAGATCGCTGCGCCGGCGCGGTGGTGTCTTGGCGTTCGCTTGCCGAGTTCACCGCGTCGGCGATGACCTTGATCATGCTGGGCGACCACGGCCCGACCGAGTGCTTCCAGTTGCCTGCGACGCGGATCATGTCGTGGTCATTCCGAGCATGGTGAAATCTGCCGAACCGGGGAACGGCTGCCGCCAGTACACGCAGCGCGCTCGCGCAGTTTCACCCGTGCCGACCGCGGTGAACGAGCTCGTGCATGTGTCCGTCGACTTGGAGCACTCGATCTGCCCAGTGTCGGCGTTCTTCTTCGCGATCTGCCGCAGGTGGTACTTCGAGTCGTAGGAGAACGAGTACACGATCTCGTAGGTGCTCGGACCCACGCGGCTGATGTTGCAGCCCGTGAAGAGCAGCGTGTCCTTCAGGAAGGAGTAGGGGCCGATCGAGAAGTTCGCGTCGTTGCGTCGGTTGATGTACGCCAGCGGGATGATCGGCTTACCAGCGCTGCCGGGCCGGCCGGAAATGACGTTGCGCACCGTGATCCGAGCCACGTTCACGAAGGTGCTGATCGGCTCGCCGGCCGAATCGACCTTCGTGCCGCCGATGTCGTTGTCTCCAGGGTCGGCGATCGAGCCGCCGCTGATCGGTGGCACGTTGGTATTCGCCCGCCAGATATCCACGGGCTCGCCGCTGAGGGAATACTCGATCGCAATGAAGCCCACCTCTCGCTCGACCTTGTTGTCGGTCGTTGCGCCACCGTTGTCTCCGGTCTGGCTCGCGAAGTTGACCGTCGCTTCCCACACGAATCCGCCGTCATCCACCATCTTCAGGTCGAAGGTCGGCGAAGTCACCAGCCCTGAGAAGTATGCGCCTTGGTCAGTGATGGCGCCGCCGCTGCCGCCGTACTCGGTGGGGAAGAGCTTCGCCACCACGGCCGAATCGGCAAGGATGCCCGCGGCGGTCAGCTTCGCGCCGGTGCTGTCCGTGATCACATAGGACGACGAGCCGCTCCACTTGCCGCGGTCGAACTGAATAGAGGTGCCGCCGGCGCGCTGCGAGATGACGATTGTGCTGGGCATCAGGGTGCTCCTGCTGCGAGGGGTGCGGTGTTCTTTGCGATCTGCTGCACGGCAAGCTTGATGGCATCCTGCGTCGGCATCATTCGCTCCAGGCTGAAGGAGGTCATGCCCGCCACCTTCACGCCACCGATGGCTGTGCTGAGGCTCTCGGCGTTGCCGAAGTTCATCATGCGCCCGGCCCGGTCGGTGGCCTGCTGTTCCATCTGCTTCGCCAGTTCCGCCTGCTGCTTCATGCTCTCTTCCGACTTCTTCCGCTGTTCGACTTCAGCCCGCGTCGCTGCGGTCTTGTCGTAGGCGTCGCGCAGCTGCTTCGCCTGCGCTTCGGTGATTCGGCCTTCAAGCACAAGTTGCGCCGTCTTCTCGGCGTACAGGTCTCGTTCGGATGTGACCAGTTCGTGCGCGATGCGCTGCTGCTCCTGCAGCATGGACAGGTGCAGCGCTGGGTCGGCTCGGTTGGCCTGGTTCAACATTTCGGCGCGAAGTTTCGCCTGGTCGAGTCCCGCCATCGCCGCACGCATCTGGGCGATCTTCTTGTCGGCTTCTTGTCCCCCCATGCCCTTGCCGATCAGGTTCTGTCGCTGGTCTGCCAGTTCTGCTTCACGGTCAAGGCGCGCGATCTCGTCTTCTGACTTGCCGACCTTGCTGCGATCCCGGCGAATCTGTTCCATCTTCTGGCGGAATGATTCTTCTGCGGTCAGGCGCCTCGACATGGCGGCGGTCTGCGCCTCGATGGCTCGGGTCTGGGCGTCAATGGCGTCAGGCCCGCCACCCCAGCCGAGGAGTGCGTGCACGCCCTTGGCGATTCCCATGATGTGATCGCCAGCCGGCAAGCCCTTCACGAATCCGATCATGGTGTCGCTGTACACCTTGAGCTTGTCAACTTTGCCGCCGCTGGCGAGTTGGTCGAGCGCGTTTGCCATCGCACCCAGTCCAAAATCCACCGCCTTGAATCCCACGAATCCCTTCAGCAGTGGGCCGAGGGTCTTGCCGAACATGGGCCCGCTCTTCGTGCTCTCCGCGTACTGCTGCGTGCGCTGGTACTTCTGTTCGGCGGCCGCCTTCTCGGCCATCAGCTGCTTGTGGATCTTGAGCTGCGTCTCCTTCGATCTCTGCGCTGCAGCGACCTCGGCGGCGCGCCGAGCCTCGGCGGCCTCCTTTGCCGCCGCAGCCTGCGCCATCGCCTGATCCTTCGCGCGCTGCTCCTCGGCCGCCTTTGCCGCTGCGGCCGCCTTCTCGGCTGCCCGCACCTGCTCGACCTGGGCGAACCGGGCCTTCACCTGGGCGATCTGCTCTGGCGACGCTCCGCTGGCCGAGAGCTTCTCCAGCGTCATCTGCTCCTTCGACTTCGTCGCCATGTCCACCATGCGCTGGGTGGAGGACATGATCCCGGCGATCGACTTCTTCGACCGCTCGGCCAGCTTCTCGTTTGCCTGCGCCGCCCGCTCGGTCGCGTTGGCATAAGCCTGCACGCCCGTCATCTCCAGCGCGATTTTGATGCTTGAACTTGCCACGGCTTACTCCTTCCACTTCGGCTTCACGCCGAACGCCTTCGCCAACATCTCGGCCATCTGTTCCTGCGAGGGCTTGGGCTTCTCCGCGTATGGCATGAAGTCGAGATGGCTGAACGGCTTCGACTTCGCGGTGCGGTGGCAGTTGGCGATCGTGGCGGCGATGATCCCGGCGCGCATGTCGGCGCGCTGGTTTCCGATCGGTCCGTCGATCGCCTCGAAGGCCATCCACTCGCTCAGTTCGTGGCTGCTCATGGTCTCCTCTAGTTCTGCCACCGTCCTACCCAACGCCAGCGCCAGCCGAAACATGAACTGTCTCAGCTGACGCTTTCGGAGTTTCCCTCCAGCACTTCGCGATCCTTGACGCCCAGGCCGCTGACGCGGCTCGCGATGTCGTACAGGTGATCGACGAGGCCGGCGGGAAGTTCTCCGAGGGCGTCAACGTCAGCGGGTCCGAGCAGCGGGGCGCCGTCGTGGTACAGACACAACGACACCAGGCTGGCTCGGATGTTGCGAACGGTGTTGCCCTTGTTGCTGAAGGTCTCCATCTCCCACCTGTCCCGCTTGGCGGCGGTGAGGCCACGCACTTCGACCTCACCGACGCCGGGGATGGACACGGTTTCAGATGGCACCTTCGACTTCAGGCCCAGCAGTTTGTCCTTGATCTCGCTCATGGATCAGCTCAGGGTGACGGCGCCAGTGATCTTCATGGTGAACGACGCGGTGAGCGCCGAATCCATTCCAGCCTTCACCGAATAGTCGGTCACGAAGCAGCTGCCGGATGCGGTGTGAACCTGGCCGCCAGTCACGCCGAACGAGAGCGCGAACGTCTGGGCGCTCGGGGCGGTCGTCGCGGCGGTGTTGTCCAGCTGATCCCACAGTGCACTGTGCGCGCCGAGGATGTTGACCTCCATCGAGATCGTGCCGCTGTCGATCAGGCCCGCGACAAACTTGCGATGACGGTCGGTGAGCGTGGTCACGTCGATCGTGTTCAGCTTGAGGCCGTCGATGTTCAGGCTGAGAACTTCCGCGACTGCGGCCGAGTTGAAGGTGATGGTGGTGCCGAACGTGGGCACCGCTGCGGTAATGGCTGGCATGGGGTGATCCTCCTAGATCAAGGAACGCCACCACCGGGCTCGGTGATGGTCGTGGGTGAAACGGAGCTGGAGCGGTACGTCGCTTCCAGCGTGACAGTCGTGACGTGGATGCCGGTCTCGGTGGCCTCGCTGCCCACGTCGTACTGACTGGTGATCCCGGTCTCGCGGATCTCGAAGATCGTCACGCTCCGGGCTTGGCCGCTTGCGCCGTGCATCTTGACGCGCACGGCTTCGGCGATCTGTCGCGACACCTTCAGCGTCGAGGCGATGCAGTCCACCTCGACGGTGAACTTGCGCAGGCAGTCGGTGCGGCCGAAGGTCGGCGAGACGTTCGCATCCTGCCCGGTGGTGAGCACGATGGCGGGGAGCGTGGTGGTGTCGCGGAACGCGGTGAAGATGCGCGTGGACACCAGCGCCGTGACGCTGGCAGATTGCGTCAAGGCATCGCGGACGGCTGCGACGATCAGTTGGCTGCTCACGAAAGCCCTCGCTTCGCTGCTTCGAGCAGGATGCGCCGCGGCAGTTCGGTCGCCATGTGCGCATTGATTCCGCCGGTGAGGCGCTTGTACAGGTTGAGGATGACGCGCCAGCCGGGGTAGGTGGCGAGGCCCGAGTAGCGGCCGGCGTCGATGATCCAGATGCCTGGCGCCCACGCCTTCGTTCGGGAACGGAAGTTGCCGCGCTTGTCGGTCCAGAAGTGAAAGCCGAAGCCCTTGATGGTGAACGCGCGCTTCACCTGCGCACGCGAGAAGCCGGGCGCCGAGCCTGTCTTGTAGTTCTTGAACATCCAGCGATTCCAGCGCCCGGTCTTTGACGGCTTCTGGCTGTCGTACTTGCCGCCTCG